TTCCAAGAGAAGTTTAAAGGTGTAATTGAATCTACACTACTTCAATATGGTCAGAAGGAGTAGATATGTCATTCGCTTTGAGTTGGGAGCCAAGTGAGAGTAACGCTGGAGGGTTCCTACTATTCGATGCTGTAACTTCATGGAACCGTTCTTTTACAGGAGCTGTCACCAAGCATCCAATCGACGGTGGTAGTAATATAACAGATCACTATATAAATAACAACCCAGTCTTTACAATGAGTGCTGTTATATCTGAAGTTGATATAGCACGAATTTCAGGTATATTGCAGAATGAGTTAGGTGAGTCTCCTTCTAACGCAAGACATCGACCAACCGCAGTCCAAGTAACTTCTACAGATGCTTCAAGTCTAATGAAGTACTTACCTAATGTTATTGGGCAATTTCTTTCGGATAGCACTCCAGAAATTCTTATGGATGGAGTACCCGGCTCAGAGGGTGATGGAGTATTAGATGAATCCCGTTTTAGGGGGTCTAGCTATATAGAGGGTATTCAGGACTTACTTGTTTCGCTGCAAAGTGGCGAGGGAATTAACTTAGTAACTGGTCAGCTAGAAACCACTATTCGCCCAGTTACTTTATATGAAACAAATGATAATGACATATCACTTGTAAAAAAACTTCCCGCTGATGATACTAAGGCTTTAATAATTACTGGCCTTAACTTCCGTGAGGATACTGAGAGCGGATACGCACTATATGCAGACATTACCTTTGAGCTTATCCGCTTTGCTAATCTAAAGAAGGTTGCTCTTCCCCCTGATCTTGTACAAGCTCCAGTTAAAAAGAAAGTGGCAACTAAGAAGTCTCTTGGTAAGTGTGATAGTACAACTAAAGACACAGCTACTTCCGGGGATGCAAGTAAAGCAGGTGCTGTGGACAACGCTCAGAATGACGTTGATCCAGAACGTAATGTAGCAGGAGAGATTTAATGGCTAACATTTATGTAGACCTTCTCCTAGACGACACATCTCCTATCTATGAATACTCTGTATCTCTGGAAGGTAACTCTTACATTATTGAAATCGTTTATAACGAACGCTCTCAACTGTATTTTATGTCCCTCTATGATGCTGATAGAAACCCTATTGTTTTAGGTGCTGGGTTGGTTCCGGGTTATCCAATTATGTATGACTACGCACTACCAAATCTTACAGGTTTCTTCTTGTTGATTCAGAAAGGTACTCTTCAAGCAGAGCCTTATAAAGAGTTTCCAGACAAGTTGAATCAATATTACTCATTAGTGTATAGTTACACTCAGGATTAACAATGCAGCCACAAATCAACAGAGTGTATGAACTGATCGTTGGTAATGCAGTCTCTGGTGAAGGGCTTCAGATTAATGATCTTCAATGTACATTCGATATTAGTAAAAGTAGTAGCAATAAAGATAAGACTAACTCTGCAAGCATAGAAATCTATAATCTGAGCAATGAAAGTCTTAAACTTCTAGATGTTGATTATCCTGCTGCTGTATTTAGTGCAGGGTATAAAGATATTGGAATGAAGCGTCTATTTGCTGGACAAGTAACCAACGTCACAACACGTAAGAGTGGAGCTGACAGGATTACACAGATTCTAATGGGTGGAGCTTACACTGAGTTGAACCATCAAGTTCTTTCCTCCTTAGTTCCGCCTGGTAGAGATGGTGAAGATGCAATCAAAGAGTTGCAGAAGTCCCTTGGTGTTTCTAAGTCTGTATTTAATAGTGTGAACCTTAAGAGTCCTTTGTTGTACGGGTATCAATTACAAGGTACTCCTAAAGATATGCTTAGTGAGATTTGTGAGAGATATGGATGCTCTTGGCAGATTGATGATGACGTTCTATATGTGCATGACAATACAAGAGGTAACTCAGAGAAATTTGAGGATGCCTACGTCATCAGTAAGTACACTGGTTTGATTGAGAATGCCTATAGAACGTCTGGTGACATTCGTAGAAGTAAAAAGGATAAAGCCAAGATTCAATCTGTTCAATGGAAGATGCTTTTGAATCCTGACATTGTTCCAGGCGATATTGTTAAACTTGAAGACACCCTAATCTCTGGCTACTACAAAGTCACAGACATGAGGTTCACTGGAGACTGGCGCGGCCAAGCGTGGCATTCGGAGATTAGAGCAACAGCAATTGAGAAAGTGGTGGCTAAATGAGGATTTCACATGAGTGACCGTTCTGGCTCCCTTCAGGAGGTATTAGTTGCTGCTTTCCAGAATCAAGCCAACCAAATTAACACAGCAATTCCTTGCATTGTAGTGGCTGTAAGAGACTCTTTGAATGGAGCAATGGTAGACATCCAACCAACAGTGAATCAACGATTTAAGGATGGGGAAGTCAAGGAAAGACCCGTTGTGTTGGGTATTCCAGTTAGCTTTCCAGTCTCTTCTACAGCAGGGCTTACATTTCCTATTAAGGTAGGCAGTACAGGCATTGCTGTATTCAGTATGCGTAACCTAGATGCTTGGAAGAATAGCTCTGGTAGGCCAACTACGCCGTTGAACTTCGCTAAGTTTGATAAAGGGGATGCTATGTTCATTCCCGGTATTCAACCTCCCGGTGAGAGTATCAACAATCCAAGTAAGCGTACATGGCCACACTCTACAGAAGATGTTGTTTTAGTTAATAACATTGGAACAGGTCAAGAGTGTGAAGTGAGGCTAAAGCCTTCTGGTGATATTGTAATCAATACTCTACAGAATGTAGAAGTTAACTGTAAAAACGCCAATGTTACAGCAACACAAGACATCACTCTTGCTTGTGTGAATTTAGATGTTACAGCAACTACAGCTACGTTTGATATTGGCTCTACGAGCTGGCTAGGGGTCGTTAATCACACTGGTGATTATACAATGTCTGGTCTAGCAACCTTTAATGGTTTGGTCTTCAATACACACGATCACATCCCTGGCCCAGGCCCATCCAACCCATAGGAAGGAATCATGGATTTACTTTTAGACCTAGACCCAATTAGTCCCTCCTATGGTGATCTTACTTGGAATAATGGGCCTCTCACACCGAACTATACAACACAGAGTAGAGTGGATGTAGTTGCTCAAAGACTTCGTATTAGGCTCCTTACATTTCGTGAAGAATGGTTCCTAGATACAAGCTACGGCGTACCTTACTTTCAATCCATTCTCGGACACAAGATTAAAAAGTCTGCTGTTGACCTTATCTTCCAAAGAGAAATCTTAGCAGAAAATGGCGTCAAGGAACTGACATTCTTTGAGTCTACTTTTGAGAACAGAAAATATTCCCTGTCATTCCGTGTAAAAGTTACTACCGGAGAAGAATCTGGGCTAATCACAATTACCCCTTAATCTAAGGAGGATGCCTAACGGCAATCCATGGCAACGAATTACGGAATTACAGATGAAGGCTTCACACTAAAACGCCTCCAAGATATCCTAGCAGAACAGCAGCAGAAAGCAACGGAACTCTTTCAAGACCTTGTAGCTCAAGGCGAGGTAGTCGATACAAGCAGAAGTTCCACCCTTGGTCGACTGATTGCCCTTGATGCTCCCGGTGATGCTGATCTTTGGGAAGTGGCTCAACAAAGCTGGTCTGCCCTAGACCCTAACTCAGCCACAGGTATTTCACTAGATAACCTTGCTCAATATGGTGGTATTGCACGTTTCCCAGCTTCTGCTAGTACAGCAGTTGGTTTGTTTGCTGGTGACAACGGTACACATATTGCTGGTGGTAGTGTTGTACGTTCTGCTGACAATAACGAGTTCTCGGTAAGTGGAAGTGTAGCATTATCTCCTTCCTTGGCTGCTGGTATCTCTCTAGTTGTTAGTGTTGTCTCCAATACTACAGCTTATAGCATCACTTACACAGCAGGTATTACTGGTAGTACCACAATCACCTATACCTCAGACGCAAGTGCTACAGCTAATGAGATTGTAGTTGGATTGAAGGCTCTGATTGATGCTTCTCATCCTTTACTTATTGCTACAGTGGTTGGTGACACACTCACTGTAGATATGGCTGATGTATTTCAAGCCAGTACATTCTCTACAACAAGTAACATTGCAATCACCAAAGTTAAAAAGATT